AGGAGGAAGCCGCTGAAGAGGAGGAAGCCGCTGAAGAGGAGGAAGCCGCTGAAGAGGAGGAAGCAGCTGAAGAGGAGGAAGCCGCTGAAGAGGAGGAAGCCGCGGAGGAAGAGGAGGAAACCGCGGAGGAAGAGGAAGCCGATGAGGAAGAGGAAACCGCGGAGGAAGAGGAGGAAACCGCGGAGGAAGAGGAAGTCGCCGCCGCAGCCGAAGAAGAAATTGAGGTTTCAGAAATCAAAATCAAGGGTGTAACCTATTTCACAACAAATGCCCAAAACGGCATTATTTACGCGTGCGTTGAAGACGATGTTGGCGATGAAGTTGGTATTTTCAAGAACGGGGTTGCGTTGTTTACAAACAAAAACAAGACCAAGAAATAATCAATACAACAGGAGCATTATAACAATATTATATTCTGGTTATTATATATAATATTTTTATTCACTGTATCGAAACTATGATTGAGAAGATATGTTCACCTGCCTTACTTTATTTAGGTTTCTCGATGATACAAATCACTATTGATTTATTTCAAGGTGATTACACTACATCATTATTGAAATTTATTATTATGCTTATTTTTGTCACAGTATTGAATGTACTATGTTTGAATGGATATACAAAATTGGTATGGTTTATTGTTCTTATTCCAATATTGTTATTGACATATATAAGTTCTGTTTTGTTTTATGTTTTTGGTATTAATCCTGGAAGGTCGAATGTTACTATTCATAAACCACAACCAGCACAACACGCACAACTAGGTCAACCCGGTCAACCCGGTCAACCCGGTATACAGTCACAAAAGCCCCCAGGCCAAACAAAATAAACAAATTATTATTATCGATGAATCATAAATGACATAAAAACAAATAGTGTATACTAATATATAATACACTGCTTGCTTAATATGTATTGTAAAGCTAATAATAATTATTATTGTAAATATAACCCGAATACTGTCAATAACGACTATTCGATACAAATCACACCGGGTATGATTAACACTGTATTGACACCATATTATACAGAATTTGAGAAAGAAAATAATAAAATATATTTTAGTTATGTGATGATATATGTTATTTTTCCATTGTTATATATTATATTCACAACAGGTAGTCTTAATAGTATAATGACATTATATGGTTTTGTTAAATCCGGTATTTTTGACGCAATCCAATGTGTTAAACAATTTTTAATGAATACAGTTATTTGTACGTTGCGCGTGTTTGGATTTTATACGTTTAGCACATATACCGTCGTAAAGAATGGTCGCTCTATATTCTCGTCGACATCTGAATACTTTTTTATTAAAAGCACCCGGTTCAATATTAAACGCACTGATCAAGCCAAACATAGCGTATGTAAATGGATTGATAATGAGTGTGAAATATACCGTCGCGTAAACAACGGAGAAGAACCTGAATTGACCGAAAGTCACAACGACATTTACGATTTAATAATCCATACATTCCGTGATGATATACACGCACGCGTTCATCGTGGTGATTTTAGAATATCGACTCATACTTCATTGACGAAGAATTACCGTAAATTTTGTAAATCCTACCAGATTTGTGAGACGGTTGAATTGCGCGTACCTATCGCAGATGTAAATGCCAGTAACCAGAATGGCCAGGCCCAAGGCCAAGGCCAAGAACAACTAAATGATACTAAAGACGCATCCACGACTGCTGCCACCGAAGTTATTTTTATCAATTTGAAACATCCTACCCATTTTTATGTTGAAAAGAATATCTTGTTAGATAAGAAGTTTCTACGTTGGTATTTGTATAGCAAACTTGGACGAAAAGATTTAGCAGATTATATTGGTTTGCCATATTCAAAGTATGAGGTAAACATTTATTATGAGGATTGTATGAAAGAATGCGGTATTACGGTTAAACCTGAACCACGTGTATTAGAAGCGATCGCACAGGCATCTGAAAACATTACATCTCTGGTCGAAGTTCGTAATCGCGTATTTACGGTAAATGACAGTCAACACGTTTTAATTGGAGATAGATATATTTTAAAGGTAGACACTATTTTAGGTTGTCCCGTATTTGAATCCATCGACAAAGAAGTATTTCATATCGACGACGCCCTTACGAATTATTATGAAAACTCAGTATGTTCGAATACTGACAATGACGATGACAATGACGATCACGATGACAATGACGATGACGAATCCGCCGTATCAGAATCGTTAAATGAATCGGATTCTGATTCTGATTCTGATTCTGATTCTGATTCTGATTCTGAATCCGAGACCAATACCGAGACGGTCCCTGCTACTGATACGAAGCCAACCGCAGATATTCAAGACAATGAATTTGAAATAATTGAAACGTCAACCGACTAATTCCAAATACTTCCGATAAACAGTATAAAAAAAATTGATTATATAATATACGGTGTGTATTATCCCATCCACATCATTAACAATACTTTCTTGTGAAACAACAACATCAAATACATATCAATACATTTAGACGATATATCAATGACTGACATCGATACTGCTACTCAATTTCATAAACTATCGGACAAATGGACGTTGTGGGCACATTTGCCCCACGATACAGATTGGTTGACTTCAAGTTATAAGAAGATTTACGAATTTGAAACCGCAGAGCAAGCAATCGCGCTGATTGAGATGCTCCCGCCGAAGCTCGTTATGAATTGTATGTTGTTTCTAATGCGAACAGGTATTGTCCCGATGTGGGAAGACACGCATAACAGGAATGGTGGATGTTTCTCGTATAAGGTTGCGAATAAGGAGGTCAATCAGGCGTGGAAGCAGCTTTCCTATGTTACTGTAGGAGAAACCATTTCAACAAATCTGAATGTAATTCCTTATGTCAACGGGATAACTATCTCGCCGAAGAAGAATTTCTGTATTATTAAAATCTGGATGGCGAATTGTAATTTTCAAAACGCAGGTGTTATCCGCGAATTGGAAGGAATTACAGCACACGGGTGTTTGTTCAAGAAACATACGCCTGAATATTAGCTCGCTCGCTCCTCCCTCCATCGCTCCGTCGCGTAGCGACTCTGCGATTCCGTCCCCCGCTGCTTCGCCGCTTGAATGGGGGGTAGTAGGACTCGGTGGGGGTAGTAGGACTCGGTGAGGGTAGTAGTGTTTATAACTAGTAAATAATAATGCGATTTTGATCGCTTTATTATTTTTTGTATTAGAGCGGCGACGGGGGGAGCGGAAGCAGCGGCGGAGTGAATCGCGGAGTCGCGCAGCGGACGGAGAGATTCACGGGGGAGCGAGCGGAGGACGGAATCGCAGAGTCGCTACGCGACGGAGCGATGGAGGGAGGAGCGAGCGATGGAGGGGGGGGCGTGTGGATCGACCCACCCACTATCTCTCACATACCGCACGTCACGACAATCCATTATATTTTTATTTTGATGACTTATATAGCAAGTTGAAATCTTGTCCGGAATACGAATACACTCTTCAAAGAGGAAAATAATTTCGGGGTTGTCTTCTGGTAAATCAATACATATATCTACTACGACCCTCGGGTATTTTACACCTTCGTCCGCGTCCACGAATAAATGATGATCCTTGATATAAAACCGGTATTTATCCCTATTCGCTATGATGTATGCGTCTTTTGTGTCCGGATGAATTGAAATACTATATTTGATATCATCGGGGAAATAATATAACGGAATAATGTCTTCATTGGCAGGGATAGACACGGGTATTCTGATTTGACGCAGGGTATATAGAGTATGTGGGCGAATATCGGTTACACCAGCGCCGTGCTGGGTCTGGTGCTGGTGCCTGATATTATACAATAGAAACTGATACATATCTCTTGTCGGTCCATTATCTATATCTGTATACGGTTTATTTATCAGAAAAGATATCAGACATCCAAGTAGTAGCGGACTACGAGCACGAGAATGTTTCATAAACGCCTGGAAAATACTGTCGTAGCTCATATTCAGGCACGAATAAAAGGTCGCGTCGCTGACGCCGCCGGCGGCGCTATCAAGCGCATCGGAGATTGAGAAATGCGGGACCAAATCAATATCCGCATAAACGCCCCCGTGTATGTATAATTTACACAGCCGCCATAAATCGGCCTTATACATTCCACGCGGGATATATTTGAATAATTCCGCGATATTTCGACCAAACGTCGTTTGAAGAAACGAAATACACTCGGCGTCCATACTGAAATCGATGCTGTAATCGGGGTTCAGGTCAAGCCACCGCGATGTAACAAACGACGGCAGGTTCGAATGATATGTCATATAAATGGTTTTATTGGTTTTATTCATATTCGGTACTACGACGACGACGATGACGAGGACGAATATGAATAATTATATGAATTGGGTTTATATGTATTTACGCTCCCCCGTGAATCTCTCCGTCCGCTGCGCGACTCCGCGATTCACTCCGCCGCTCGCTCCTCCCTCCATCGCTCCGTCGCGTAGCGACTCTGCGATTCCGTCCCCCGCTGCTTCGCCGCTCCAATACAAAAATAATAAAGCAGAGACAAAGTCGCATTATTATTTTTAAGGTATGAACAACCTCGCGCACCTTCTACCCGCCCACATATCGAGCGGCAACGCAGCGGGGGACGGAATCGCAGAGTCGCTACGCGACGGAGCGATGGAGGGAGGAGCGAAGGACCTGATATCGGCTGGTAGCGTAGTTATGGTGCGGCGTGCGAACGCACGGAGCACTGATGACTACGCGGAGGGGAGCGGCGACAAACACAACTTAATCGTCCCGAGTGACGCTACATAATATTTCACCACTAGCGGCATATCATTATCCAAGTACATCTCGATTTGGTTACACAGATTCGTACACTTGATGAAATACCCCAAATTTTTAAGCGAGAACTCACCTTGGATAATTTTCCCCGAATCCTTTTTGTGAAGAAACTCCATACTTCCATCCGATTCAACACGCCGCACCTCCGCAGTCGCGAACTGCCCTGAGCACCTGAATATCAGCTCATTCCCGACAGATTTAATCTCCAATTTCTCGGAAATACACGAGAGATCACGGATAATCTTCTGGAAATCGCTAGATGGGAGGTTAATCACACTAGAAAACGCGACTTGGGGCTCAACCAACTCTTCCGGATCGGGCTCAATAAGACGCAACTTCTGTGTCTTACATTGCTTGATATCACCATTCTCAAACTTCAATCCCAGATAAGATACAACTCCATCATTATAATCCTTCTTTTCAATATAAATCGTGAGTGTATCATCATTGTCGATAGAATTGATGAGTTTAAAGAGGTGAAACATATTCACACCGATAATGATTTTATCCAATGCGCATTCATATAGCTCAAAATTCACGGCTTCCAGGAACAAATGCGCCAACATCGTATGTGACTTATCCATATTGATGATACGTATACCATCCTTCTGAAATGTAATATTTGTTTCGATAAGAATTTCTTTCATCGCACACATCAATGTGCGAAAGGGGGCGATTTGGACAGTCTTTATCGTAAGAACATTATCTTGAAGCGACGGATGCGCGTGCGCGTGTGGTTGGACAATGGTATTGGCGGCGGCGGCGGCGCCCCCAGATTGTGCGTTTGAATTCATAAAACCCTTTTATACTTTAGAAAATAAAATCTTTATATCTATTTGCTGTTTTATAATAATCATAATACCCATATAATATAATACGATGATTAAAATACATCGAACTCATAAAAAAACAGTTAAGTCGTCTGCTGGTAAACGTAGTCGTCATAGATATCGAAGTTCGCGTAAAATCATACTCCACGATGACGGTGGTGGCGGTGGTGGCAACGACGGATGGCTTCGAATAACCATCCGCGGTGCGCCTTATGAACGCGGCGTTTCCCACGGTAAGCAAGTCATTGCGGCCGACCCCAACCGATTCAAGTATATGTTCTCCGTGTTCGATTTCCTCTTTAGACAAGGGTATGGTCGCGATATCGACTTTTTCTATGGATTATGCGAGGATTTCTACCACGGGATCATCAAAAAACGATTCCCGAAGATATTTAAGGAAATGTCAGGAATCGCAGCGGGGGCGAATCTCCGCGTCTGTCAAGTTATTCTCATCAACGTCTTTATGTCGCTCCCTTATTTCTACGCACATTTGCTCCGTTATATTGATACACCCAAATACCGTAAGAAATACGCCGATGTGATACGTGACGAACTTGCGATTAGAAGTGACCCCGCTGCGCTTTCCGTCCGTGCCAACCGACTCGATGAATTCAAGGACCGTTGTTCGCTCGTTATGGCAGTAGGGGATGAGTGGACCAAAGATGGCGGCATTGTTTGCGGGCATTCATCTTTTAGCAACTTCCTGGACGCACAATTTTGTAATGTCCTTCTACGAATCGAGCCGGAGGCGGGGGATGGCGTCCCGATGGTGATGCAGAGTATGCCCGGCGGGATATTTAGTATGACCGACTTCTTTGTCACAGGCGCAGGAATCATTGGGAGTGAGACGACAATACGCGGATTCAACGCATTCACTTTACGCGACCCGATTTGTTGCCGAATCCGCGAATGTATGCAATATGGACGGACGTTAGAAGACTATGCCGAGAGATTACAGAAACGGAACTCGGGGGATTATGCGTGTTCGTGGATGTTTGGGGACATCGGCGGACACGGTGGCCACGGCAGGCCCCCGCGTATTATGCGTGTCGAACTCGGATTGAATTACGTTAATGTTGAAACCACGAAGAACGGGGTGTTTCTCGGGTTTAATTCGACATATGACGAGAGAATTCGTAATATAGAATGCTCTTCATCGATGTCGGAGAAAGCAAATCACGCGACAGGGGCGGGAATGATTGACGGTGCCAGCGGGTTTCGCGACGTTTCATCAAGTATAGGCAATCGTCGCGTCCAGTTAGAGAAACTCACGGAGAAGTATCGCGGCCGGATCGATACAGACGTCGTAAAACGCATCCTCTCTGACCATTATGACAATCATTTAGGTAAAACGGCGGCGAATTCGCGGACGGTTTGTAAACACGGCTACACCGACGGGGGTGAAAGCGGCACAGGCGGTGGCGTTCCATACAAACCCGTCGGTGCGTATGATACGAAAGTGGCGGATAGTGTGTCTATTCGACGGATGTCATTTTTAGCACATTGGGGGCCGCCGTGCGGGACGCCCTTTTCGGTCCGCGAACATATGAAAAAACACCCGGAGTGGAAAGACTGGGCGGAATATTTAGCGGATTTTCCGAAGAGGGGGTGGGTTAAGGCGTGAGGGGGGAGGAGGAATTAAAATAACAGATATATGTATATAAATATCAAAATAGATAATATGGCTGAAGCTGCTGAAGCTGCTGAAGCTGATGTTGCTGATGTTACTAGTAAACTTCAAACTATGAAGACTGCGGATCATCTTGATGAACTTACTAATATTGCTCGTGAAATATTTTCCAATTATAATCCTGCGTATTTCGGTGAGCTCAGCCCCAGAACCCAAAAATTGTTTGGGATGTGGTTTAGCTCATACGATGAACCTGATCCTTCTATCATGTCTATTTTTGATGAAGATTTACAAAACTTTCTAAGAGAAAAAAAAAAAGTACAGCTTAACAAATCTCGTAACGGTGGTTCCCTTCGCCGTCGATCTACCCCAAAATCATCGCGCAAATACAAGAAATCATCCAAGCGCGTATTTAGGAAGAAATCACGTTCGACGAGGCGGCGTTGATAATGAGCCATAAATTATTCTCAATATTGAACTGAATTTAATATTTAGAATATGTATAAGAATAAGTAAAATGGTAGAAACCTTAATGACAAACACCGACTCCAAAACAGCCAAAATATTGGATAAGGCTGCGGGCCTAGTAGCAGAAGCAAAAGAACTAAATAGCGAAAACGTACAAGCAGCAGCCAATCCGACCATCTTACCCACATCCACATCCACAATAATTAATGATGGCGATAATAATAAAGCCCTATCTTCTGAACCAGAAGATACCCTGGTAACAGAAGATACCCTGGTATCAGAAGCTATACCAGTCGCCGCCGCCCCCGCCAAGTCACCAGAAATAATTGCTGCGGAAAAAGCGGTAACGGATGCCACGGACGCGTTGACCGAACTTGAAAAGAATACAGTACCTGATTCTGCTGCGATTGAAACAGCAAAAGCAACCCTTAAAACTGCTACAGATCAATTAACTGAACTTAACGCCGCCGCTCCTTCCACAGCAGCAGCAGCAGCACCCCCAGCAGCAGCAGCCATCGGCGGCCGCCGTCATTCCAAGCGCCGCCACCCTAAGAAAGGCAGCCGCAAGTCCAAGAAGGGTGGACGTTCTCGCAAGTCCAAGAAGGGCGGCCGTTCTCGCAAGAATGGCTCCAAGCATCGCAAGCATTCACGTGCGCACAAGAAGCACTAAATCGCGGTTTCATTATTCCGCGGATTCATTTGATTCCATTATTTTTCGCAATCTAGCAAAAATAATGGTATGTATGGTTAACGACGACGACTACGGGTGTGGCGGCGGGTGCGGTGGCGGGTCTTACGTCGTTTATATGTATGATTCGACCTATAACGTTGATTTTTTTTCATTTTTGTTAGTTTTTTACCTCCTATTCCTATACTCTCAAAACCGGCTCGTGTTACTCTCTGAACGTTATCTGAAATAAAAAAATTATATAGTCGATTTAACATATCTATTGATACTGTTATCCGACAACCCGGATCTATAAAACCAAGGTCATGCGGCATTGTTTCATCTGGATTAAACGGTCTAAGGTCTATAAACTCTCGTTCTCTATATCGACGACACATAAACCAGTTCATTTCACCTTGTGTTAAAGGCCGAACCCCTTCATCTAGTGGCATTATTAACCGCAACCAGTTGGGGCGTTGTGTATAATCAACACTTGGTGCCGATGTGAATCGTAAAAATTGATTTTTTGTAATACGCGGAAATAGTGTGTCTGAATCTTTCATCAAATGTTTCGATACTAAAAACCGTTTCAGTTCGTCTCTTACTGCATCCACACTATATGTCGGACATCCTTCAACTTCTGGAATAAGTTTTATCCCAACTGCTTTATAACTAGTTACTTCAGTCTTACTTAATTTTAATTGTTGGATAGGCTGAAAATATATTGGACATTCAGTCCCTACGGGAACTTCTATATACGGCATAGTATTATTCTCTAGTGAGTCAATTTGTATCTCCCACATACGATTTAAATAATCATAATTTCTCTGTAAGAGGTCAATTTGACTCATTACTATATAATAACAATAGAAATAACAATAATAAAACTATATATATTCATAGTATTAAATGTCGTCAACCGCCGCATCCGCCCCCCCCTCCCTCCCCGACACCATCGCCATTCTCTCGGAGATATGGAATACAAACGCGGCCATACCCGACAACGAGTATGTCCTTGAACGAATCCACGCGTTTGTGAAGACCCAGCTTCCGCAATCGATAAAAAACTATCAGACAGCACACGCTGAACGTGAAACACGGAAGAAATCTCTCGAACTACTGGCCGATGAAATAACGGAGACATTCCTAAATAAAACCAAATATTTCTATTGTCCGGCGTCCGAATTGTATTTCACGTATAATAATCAGGTCCGATATTCGGTAATACACGAGGATGAAATACATCACCGCATTTTATCGTTCACCTCGTCCGCACCCAGCACCTTCAGTGCTTCCGCGGACTCGGTGACTATCTCGGCGCCTGTATCGGAAGCCTATTCTGCGTCGGCCGCACCCAGCACCTTTGGTGCTTCCGCTTCCTCCGCAGGTTGTCCTAATGAGAGCACAAGCATTAGCACGAGCGGTGCGAATATAGCAAGTGCGGCTAAATACAAAATCAAGAATAAAATCATCAAAAGCATCCAATCCCGCGATATTCTCTCGTCGATTCCCGAATCCCGCACGATTCAAAATGTCATCGGGCTGCTCTACCCCGCACTCTTCCGTACTCGCGACCACGCCAAGTATTTCCTCACCATTCTCGGCGATGTTCTTCTAAAGAAATCAGCGCCGCTTATCTACTTCATCCCGCCGGCATCGAAGGAGTTCATCAAAGATCTCGGTGGTGAATGTTATGGTCTATTCGGGTCCGGTTCCAACACATTCGCAGGGGCATTCAAGTTTAAATATTATGAGCATCAGTATAAGGATTGTCGGATTGTGGATATTCACGCTCCCGCGGCGTCCTCGTCTTCTGTGTCTGGGTCCGCCTCTGTGGCGCCCCACCGCCCCACACACCTCCGTCTCTCGCATATGCCCGAATTGAAATCATCCACTATCGATTTATTCTGTGTCGCCGCGCATTATTCGCACCGATTCGGGAGTGCGGACGGTTTTTTAGAGCATCATTGTAAAACAACTGAAGTCGCGACCCACGCGTGGTTTTTTCGCGGGCGAACCGAGCAGCAAATCATCAACGAATTCGTAGACCACTCTACTGAGCCTGCGTCATCTGAAAATGGAATTACAATGCCGAATATGTTGTATTTATGGAAGTTGTATCTCGCAGATTTTCGATTGCCAAGTATGATTTTCGCGGCATCGCTGCGGTCTAAACTTGCGGAATACACCACGTCGGTGTCGGCGTCGGTGTCGGCGTCTAACGACGTATTTCCAAATCGCACAAGCCGGTATCTCCCCATCGTCAGCCAGTTTCGCCGGTTTTGGGGGGAGCAATGTTTCATAAATGACGCGGAAATAGAGTTGGAAATAGATGAACTTTCAACACTATTCAATGAATACGCCGGGGGTACCTGTGTGGCAGCCACCTCGGCATCCGATGCGACCTTGCTCGGTATTCTCCGCCATTTTTACCCCGATGTCATCATCGAAGACGATAAATATATCCTAAATGTTGGTTGTCTACTATGGGACAAGAAGGCTGAAATCAACGAATACCTAGAGCAATTTAAAAACCAATGCGTGACGCAAAATCTCTCGTTCCCTCAACCTTTATATAATGCGTATGAATACTATTGCGGGAAGTGCTACTTGGCTGAGAAGCGCCGTATTATCAGCAAACGGTATTTCGAGAAATATTTCGTCGATGAATACGCGGAATACCTGGATGAAAATGAAATGATTACGATAAAGTGGTGGGTTGCGACGCCTAAAACACCGAATTCGCCAAATTATGGATACTAACCATAACACACCTTATCATAAAAATTATAAAGAATAGTCCTAGTCTCTTTTTTGGCTTCTGGATGAAACATAAATCCGTAAACACGATCCTTTTCGAATTCAAACGCACAGGCTCGACGACGGTGGTCGCGAAACGATGTAAGCCACGCAATCTCTCGAACACCCGACGAAGCAGCTTCCGGAGTCACGACGGGTAGATCGTGGAAGTATACACGTAGTTTCTGGTTTTTGTCTTCTCCGTGAAATATATGGTCTATCGACAAATCTAACTCTACATCTTTACTACCAGACCAATAATTTTTATATTGAAGAAGACTGCCACCGTAATACAACATTAGAAACTGACATCCGTGACACAATCCAAGAATAGGCGTTTTTGGGAAGTGGAATAAGTAATACAACTCTATATCTAATTCGGGCTGATATTCGTCGGAGTGTATACGATAAACCGAACCAGGTAAAATAATACCGAGAATATCTTTTCGTTTTTTAATATCTGGATCACATTTTTTAGTGATTATATAAGGAATCTTACGTTCATTTAATGACTTACATAACATTGGAACGTGTGACGCATATCCAGTTATATTTCTTGTAACAATCAGCAACATTGTATAATGAGTATAACGAATATAACGAATATAACGAATATGAGTATAACGAATATGAGTATAACGAATATATAATAATCACGTGCGGTTATTATATAATGATACTAATTATCTCAAGATAATTTAACGCCTCTTAGGGGTCTTAACGAGACGGGTATGCTTACCAGTCTTGGCGTTGATCTTAATAGCACCGAACTTGCCCTTACGAGCGGTATAACCGTACTTACGCAGACGGTTCTCCTTCTTCGCGGTTGCGTGCTTCTTTGCGGAGACAACGCGACCGTGTTTGTTAAATATCAATTCACTCTTAACGAGACCGCCGGGAGTCTTGTAGGCGGTTCCGTGCCAAACCTGGGCGCGAGACCCCTCCAACATCTGGTATTTCTGGCCGTGCATGTGGTAGTAACCATCATCACTGCGATCACAACGTTTCACCATTTTACTAAATAAGACAATAGTCGTTATAATACATCATTAGAAAAAAAGACCGATCAAAACGGTAGGTGTTCCGTTCCGGTATATTTATTACTAAAAAGAATTGGTGATCGGCGCGCCATATCCGCCAGGAGCACCCGACCAACGACCAAACCGATTTATACTATTTACCGCATATACCTTTTTCACATTTTTCGTTTCAGTGGCTACCCGGATTAATTGCGCATAACGCATCTTCTTTGTTATATTTGTATTGTTAGTTGAAGTCGCCATTCCAGCGGTAGGGTTCGTAATTGTCGGGCATTTAAAATACGGAGTGCGAACATTTGGGTCGCTTCCATTGATAACAGTTGGTGTGCCAGATGTGTCATATTGAACGAGCGCATTATTAACGCGATATATATCACTACACGTAATACCAAACCCGGTATTTGTGCGGTAGCGTGGTGCGGACATATGAATATGAATATGAAGTATAAGTAAGATACATATATCTCGTAAAATAAAATTGAAAATGAATTAAACGTATACTCGGTATATACAATACCCGCTCTGCGTCGTTCAGTATCTTCAATGCCACCTAAATCTTCTAAATCTGCCAATGGAGCTGCTGCGGCTGCGTCCGCTGCCGAGGACCTACAAAAATACCAAAAGATGACTGACCAAGAGCATATCCTTAAAAAACCAGACACATATATTGGCACGATTGAGCCAGCGGAAACGACCGAATACGTTATGGATGTCCCCGCCGCAGTCGTCGGGTCACCAGCCACAAACAATGCGCCCGATACCGCGCCCGATACCGCGCCCGATACCGCGCCCCCGGCCGCGATGCTTACTCGCCGTCAAATCACCTACATTCCAGGATTATACAAGCTGTTTGATGAAGGGATGGTGAATATGCGTGACCATGTTGTACGTCAGGCACAGGCTGTCGCCGATAAAAAACCCGATGCGCTTCCTGTGACCACCCTCGAAGTGGAAATCGACGCAGCTGATGGAACGATTCATATGACAAATGACGGTAATGGAATCGACGTCGCCCAGCATCCCGAACACAAACTCTGGATTCCAGAGATGATTTTCGGCCATCTTCGTACATCAACCAACTACGACGAGACCAAGAAGGAGAAAATTGTTGGCGGGAAGAACGGGTTCGGTTTCAAGCTTGTCCTTATCTGGTCGGTTTGGGGGCGTGTGGAAACCGTTGATCACGTCCGCGGACTAAAATATGTACAGGAGTTCCGTAACAATTTGTCTGAGATTTCGCCGCCCGTGGTATCCAAGACCAAAGTCAAGCCATATACTCGCGTCAGTTTCCGCCCTGATTACGCCAGGTTCGGTCTCCCGGGAAACAATTTGACACCGGATATGCTCGCACTGTTCCTGAAACGCACCTACGATATCGCCGCAGTGACGGACAAGACCGTGAAAGTCAAATACAATGGGTCAATTGTCCCCGTCAGGCATTTTCAGCAGTATGTCGACTTGTATATCGGCGCGAAGGGAGGGAGCGAAGGTGGTGGAGGCGTCAAGCGCATCTACGAAAACCCTGATCCCCGCTGGGAGTATGCCGTGTGCCTGACGACCTCCGACGAGTTCGCACACATTTCATTCGTCAACGGGATTTACACGCCGAGGGGCGGAAAACACGTCGAATATATCACCAACCAAATCGTCCGCAAGTTGGCGGAGGTTATCAAGAAGAAGAAGAAGGTCGATGTCAAGCCGAATACCATCAAGGAGCAACTGATGCTTTTCCTGCGCTGTGATATTGAGAACCCGTCGTTTTCTAGTCAGACGAAAGACGAGCTGGGGACCGCTGTCGCGAATTTCGGTTCGAGCTGTAAAGTCAGTGACGAATTCATCGAGAAACTCGCGAAGATGGGCGTGATGGACGCCGCGTGTGCGCTAACAGAGGTCAAGGACACGAAGGCCGCGAAGAAGACGGATGGCGCGAAAACCCGAACGATTCGCGGTATTCCGAAACTCATCGACGCGAATTATGCGGGGTCACCAGACAAATCCGCGCAATGTACGATTATCTTATGCGAGGGTGATTCAGCCAAGGCAGGTATTGTGAGTGGGTTGAGTAAGGAGGACAGAAATTTCATCGGTGTTTATCCAATGAAAGGCAAACTCTTCAATGTCCACGGCGAGACGACGAAACGTATCTCCGAAAACCGCGAGATTGCGGAAATCAAGCAAATCCTCGGTCTTGAAACGGGGAAGACCTATACGGCAGCGGATGTCGCCACACGGCTGCGTTATGGCAAGGTGCTCTTTATGACGGACCAGGATTTAGACGGCGCACATATCCAGGGACTGGGAATCAACCTCTTCCAGATAGAGTGGCCGTCACTTACGAAGATTCCTGGTTTCATCGGGTTTATGAATACTCCGATTCTGAAAGCCCGCCGCGGCACACAGGAGGTCCTCTTCTACAATGACGGCGAGTTCGAGCACTGGAAGAAGCAGTTCCCCGGCGCAGTCGTTCCAGCAGGTTGGAATACGAAATATTATAAAGGTTTAGGCACGAGCACCGGCAAGGAGTTCAAAGAATACTTTGAGAATAAGAAGATGGTGGCGTTCATCCATACAGGTGAAGCATCAAACGACCGCCTGGATATGGCATTCAATAAGAAGCGCGCGGATGACAGGAAGGAGTGGCTGTCGACGTATTCGCGTGAGGCGTTCCTGGATACATCGAAGCATGAGATTCCGTATGAAGAGTTTATTGACCGCGGTCTTATCCACTTCTCCATCTACGATAATGAGCGTTCGATCCCCAACCTGATGGATGGACTGAAAATCTCGCTGCGCAAAATCTTGTTTGCGGCGTTCAAGAAGGGGGGTCTGAAAACGGAAATCAAGGTCGCACAATTCAGT